TAGCAATTGCAGGGTCAACATCTGCAAGAGAGAATAACTCTAATGCACGAGTTACCAACACTGAGTTACCGTACTCGTTAAGAGTAATGGTTACTGAGGTTGGTGTTGACATTGCTACTGCATCTGGGTCAGTTGTTTCTGTCAGAGCAGTTGTTGCTACTGATAGGTCAACATAACGTTGTAAAACGACTGTTGAGCCTGGGATTGCTTGACGTGCTGGACGCTTATCTGCGACTGAACGAATTAGTGGTTCAGAACGGAGAGCGAATTCTAGAAGACGGTCATACGCCTTCTGGACTAGACCAGCACCACCAGCGGTTCCGCCTAATGAAGCGGAGTCTGTTGATACATATGCCATATCGTCACCTCCAAGTGACTATGAACGGAATTATTGTGAGCGAAGTACATCCAACAATGCATCCATTGAATCTGCATTATCGATGCGAAGATTTAAATCCTCTGCTCGGTCTGGGGTCATGGCATTTTGGGTGAGTACATCTTGCTGCCGTAGGGCTGCTTTATCTACTTCACTTACTTTTGGTTCCTCTTTAGCAACTGTAATTCCGAATAAATCAGCGTTATCATCAAGCCAGTTATTCACTGTCTCTTCGTTAACATCTTCTAAATCCTTAAGAACTAATCTTGCTGCTTTAAGGTTGACACCCTTCTTTTCTAGGACTTCTTTGACTGTACGCTCACGCTGCACCTTGGATAATCCCTCAAGTTGCTCAGTGAGTTCTTTGATACGTTTCTCGTCAGCACGCTTTGCTTTTCGTAACTTTTTAAGTAAGTCACTTCCGTCACCTGCGTACTCGTTAGTAGTATCTAGGTCGTCGTCTTCATCTTCCCAGTAGTTGTTGCTCATAGCAACCCACCCTTCTATTCGTTGTTAGTCGCAAGCCTCAAGTCAATTCGGGGAAATTGGTTGGCTCTTGCTATCGGTCTTTTACGCTATGTGAGGCCGATGGATTCACATAGGATTCTATATTTGCCCTCTTGTAGTAGAACCTAAAGAGGTTCCAGATAAACCAGATTTTCCACCAAAAGCAGCAACTTCTCTTTCTGTTAATCTTTTTCTTGCCCTTTGTGCGGATGCTAACTGATTAAATACTTCTTGTTCAGCAGTTGCTTGGTCATAACCTTCAAGTGTTTCGCCATAAATATCACTAAGTTTTGTAGCACTTGGTAATATGTCTGCAATAGTTGCGTAACCTTTTTGAGCCTCTGCTGCCGTAACACCTTGTGCTGCAAGTTGCTCTGCTACACTAACTCCAGTTTCAAGTCCTTGGATTCTTGCTGCGGTTCCAATTTCGGCTGCTGCTACTTGACGTTCAATTTTCTGGTATTGTTGTTCTGGGTCCAGTACATAAGCAACTAAGTCGTTTTGACCAATTCCATAATAGTCCCTAAGAGTTCTAGATACTGCTGGGTCGGCATTTTGCACACGTTGAACTGCAGTTACCACTCTATTGGAAAGTTCTGTGGGCGACACATCATTAGCAATAAATTGTGACACATAATCATCTGTATCAAATTGTTTTAATCCATAAGCACGTAATACCTGACGATATGAATCTTCTACAGTTATGTACTCTGCTGGACTTAAAACTTTAAGATTTTTTTGTAATCTAATTTGATTTGCTTTAAATCGTGTTTTATATTCATCTGTTTCTTGTAAAGCAAAAGTAATAGTATTTTCTGTGGCTCCGCTAATTGCTAGTTCTTTAATTTTTGGAACAAGACTTGATAGTCCAAATTGAGCAAATCTAGCAGTAAGAATATCCATAACAGATTTGCGTTCAGGAGCAAGCATATCAACATTTGCCGCAGTAATAGTTGTTGGAGCGGTTACAGTTGGCACTGCCGCACCTGCCGTACTAATATTACCAGTTGGTGATGGTGTTGGTGTAATAGTTGGTCCACCTAATAAGGCTGCCCGTCTCGCTGCATCTTCTGCTGCTTTACGTGCTGCTTCTTCAGCCGCTGCTTTTGCTGCTGCCTCCGCTGCCGCTGCGGCATCTGCTATTGCTTTTTGATTAGCATAATAATCATAGGCTTGTCCAGTGTATCTTGCTGATGATGCTGCTCCAGCAGCACTTCCACCTTGTGCAAGTACGCTTTGTCTTGCTGCTTCTGCAGCCGCCATACCACTTCCAGCAGATAATAATGCTGTTGGGTCAAAAGGCTTAGGGGCGGTAATTGCTTCTGCTGCTGCCTTAGCAATAGCGGCTTCTCTTCTAGCCTCTGCACTATCTGATGGTCTAGCCATTAAATTAATCCCCAATCTTTAAGTGGCTTCATAGATATTGCGTCAATTGTAGCAATAGCATTATTAGTAAATTCCCAATCTTTAGTGCTTTTAATAGTTTGGTCAACTATATATTGTGGTGCCCTTGCTGGCTTCTTAGTAACTGGGTCTTGCCAATTAATTAATTGTTTCATTACAGGGTCATCATAACCAATACTATCTGGGTCTCTTTCCAAAAGAGTTGCAATACTTTGTCTAATATTAGACGCTTGTGCATCTAAAGATTGCCCTCTTGCAAATCCATCAGCATAGGCTGGATAAGCACTAGCCGCTAAGGTTGTAATTTCTGCTTGAATATCTTCATATGTTACAGTTCCAGAAAATAAATCTTTAGATTTTTGATTCCAATATGATTCGTTTAACAATGTGTTAACACCGTAAGATGAAGCAAAAGTTCTCAATGCTGTAGTATCGCCAAGTATGTCTCCACCGAAACCAGTAATTTTACCTGATGTAGCAAGAGCCTGGTCTAATTGATTATCATCCATACCAGTTGCATAGGCTTGATTAACTATACTGTCAAATGTAGCAGTGTCAATTTTAATACCTGTAGAAACTAAACGTTTGCGAGCCGCTAACTTGTATTTATTTACACTATCTGCATATACTTGAGGTTGACTAAATTTTTGTTGCTCACGTTGTTTTACGGTTGCGCTTGTATTACGATAATATGAAGTTTTATACAATGCCTCTAAGGCTTCAGCAGTTCTTTCTGCTTTAAATAAGTCATATACTGTTTTGAGTTCAGGATATGCTATTAATAATGCCTCGCTAATGCCATAGGAAGCGGCTGTTTCGGTACCAGTTGCCATTTATGCTCCCGCCACATTCTGAGATATCCATGAAGAAAATTCAACTCTTTTAGCACGGTCAAAATCATCTGGATTTAAAGTCTTTAGTTGCTCTGTAATTCTTGCTTCTGAAGATGCTTGTGAGAATCCAGGAGTAGATTTAACCACAGTTTCCATTTTGCCAGTTTTAGGATTTCTAACCTTTTGAGAAGTAGTAACTGTGCCCTGAGCAATTTCTGCTTGCATTTCTGCTAAACGTGCAGCCTTTTCCTCTTTACTTGCAGGACGACTTAATACTTGTTTGTACCATGTATCAACTAAATTTTCTAGCACTTCTGGTCTTTGTTCAGAAATACTTCTTGTGGGAATATTTTTGGCTGCATCTTCTTCACCAACCCCAGGAAGTAAATCTTTTTCTAGGTTTTTAATAAAAGAATTGTAATCTGTTGAACGACTAGCAAGATTAATTAATGTTCCGTCGTCAGTTAATAGTTTTCGTACATCTTCTATAGACTTTTTAGGCGAGTATCCTCTTTGTTTGATAAGTTTATAAATTACTGATAATTGCTCAGGAGTAAAACTGTCGACTAATCCAACTTGGGTTACAGTACTAGGTGTGACTTTATAACCTAATGCATCAAGTTTTTTATTAATTGAATCAATTACGCCAACATTAACAACCGTGCTAGCGATAACTTTTGGTGTGGATACAGAGGTTTTATTCTCTCCACGCCCTACAACTGTTTCTGACATTACTTCTTTCCTCCTGCAATTTGAGGTTCCTCGTATACATATGAAAAGTCATCATCTTCAAAGTATCTATCGTAAAACTTTCCAAAATTTACATCTTGTTTACGTAAAGCATAAGCAAATGATTCTGCCTGTTCTTTCAGGTCTCTTGCTTTGTCAGATTCAATTGTTACACCTCTGCGTTGTAATTCGTCATAGATGTCGTATCTGAAATTTAAATAACTTACAACTGTATGCCAGCGAGTCTGTTTTGACAAGTCAGCCCACATTTGAGGTGTGTTGGCTGCTATAGTAAGCACCTTTACAGTGTTGTTTAGTTTAACCTGAAATCCAGGACTCTTTTTTTCTTCATACCAAAGATTATTCTGAGTTTGCATTTCCTTTAAGAAGGATTCTTTATATGCATCAAGAATATTTTTTCCATACCCTCTTGATGGGTCATATGGAGGGTCATTACTTTCAATTGCCTGGGATACAATTTCCTTCATTGCAGTCCAGTCTTTCCAACCTTTGTTCACAATTGAAGAACGATTGTTTTCCAAGGCGGCTGCTTGCTCAGTAAATTTCTTACGAGTTCCAGGTATTGAGTTAGTCATTAAATATGCCTGGGCACTACCAGAAAAAGCATAGTCATCATCATTAAATACTGCACCAAGTACGCTTAAGTCAGCCTTTTCACCCAGTGATGCAATCATTAATTCAACTGTAGACCCATTCTTTTTTACTAACTCTACAGATGTGTCATCTGCACGTATTCCAGATGTCTTATCTGATAAAGAATCTGATAGTAAATAGTACTCAGGGAAGTCTTGACTAAATCTTTCTGCTCCATCGGCGCCATATTCCTTGTTGTAATCACTTAAGATATCTGCATACTTTTGTAATGGAGATACGTATCGTGGTTGCAATGGCAAAATACCAGCGCTTAGAGCACGAAGTATTGAAAGACTTACTGAATCCTTAGATGCTTCATTCTTTATATTTGTTAACTCAGTAGCAGTTGGCTGGCGTCCATCATTTTCTTGCTCAAATTCAAATCTTTTTAGTTCCATGAACATATTTAAGTCTTTGTTGTACTGTGCGCCCTGGTCTTTTAAGAAAAATGCTTGAAATGCCTGACCAGCACGGCGTAATGTATTTGGAGTTAATGCTCCAGCGGCATTGGCTTGCACGCCAAATGGCAAAACTCTCTCCATAAATACTTCTGGAAGTTTAGTTCTTCTAGCAACTTCGTTTGCAGCAAACTGACCCAAAGGTCCAGCAGATATAATCTGTCCGCCAGTAGGGTTTACTGGATTAAACCAAGATGTTGGAAGTCTTCCCTTTAGTCCAAGTAGTGGAAGTGTTACTTCTACATATTTTGTACCATATGGGTCTTCTTCTACTTCACCAATATAATCTGGAATTCTAGCCATTGCAGCAATTCTTAATGGGAATTCTGGATTCTCTAGTGTAATTCTTCCGTAGGCTCTATATTGCTCTACTACGGCTGGAAAAAACGCAATTATATAATTAACCAGTGATGGATAATTCATGTCCCTATTAAATGCGTTAATTTTTGCACGGAATTCATTTAATGCATACGCTCTAGCAAC